CCAATACTAATGTTAGTATGAAGGGTAGGAATATTGAATATATGTTCTTATAATTAACCTGGTGATCTTTAGGTATTTCAATGTTCCCGTCTTTAAATTTGTAAATGTATGTACCTATAACGACTATGGATATTATAAGTAATGGGTAAACCATATTCATTAGTTCCCCATATGTGATACCTAAAATTGCCATAGGTATTATAACTGTCTTTTCTAATGGTGACCATATATAATAATGGTGTGTTGACAGGTAGTCAATTATTCCGTAATTCTCTCTCCCTTCTTTATCTTTAGGTGCAATGGTATCAAGTATACCCGCAGAAACCGCAACCCTACCGGGTATAGGTAACACCCCACCAAATAAAGATATTAGAAATAAAACTAACTTCTTAGATTTAACCGTTTTAAGTATTAAACTAAATACATCTACCAAATACCCTCTCTCTTTTAAAATACCTGTTATAACCATTATAAATGAAAGGTATATAAGGAAGTGTTGGTTATTTAATATTACATCTATCATAAATTCATTTTTAAATTGAACAACACAGACCTCTTAGGTAAGTCTGTTGATGATCCAGTTATTCTACTTTCATTATTTAGAATATTATAAACGGATACTCCCAAATTAATAGGATTATTTTTATGTTTAAATAACGTATGGTCATAACCTACAGAGATTATGTTCACTCCCTTGTTGTGGGCATACTGTCTAACATCATTCAAATCGTTTTCAGATAGTTCATCGTCTTTAATTTGAAATGACCAATCTACCCACAAATTATCCTTACTTATCTTAACGTAGGTTCTAAATGGAGAAACTTTGTTGATTGGTTCATCTGTCGATGTTTTACCATAAACATATTCTAACCTAGACTTAAGACTAATACCCCTATTAAGTAGGTTATCTTTATTAAACCCCACATTTGATGACCATACCTTTATTTTACCTTGATTTACTGTTTGGATGGTATCTGAATTAATGAATATGGTACTTATTGCATCATTCAATAACCTATAATTAAAGTCCACATAGAAACCCCTATTCTTATACCCAACCCTATACGAGTCTGAGTTTTCCTGTTTAAGATCAGGATTAGGTAGTTGCTCGGCCTTACCCGTTGTAATAGATTGTTTTACCATAAGGTAGCTAGGTGCGTTTAAAGACCTTACATAACTTCCAAAGAAACCCTTCTTACCTATAATAAAGGAACTTTCGAATCCACTGAATGGTTCAATATCTGTAATCTTTACTGTCTTGTATCCACCACTTACAAACACATTAAACCCTTTAAGTTTTATATCCCACCTAAGTCCTTGTTTGAATGTTTTGTAAAGGTCATTAGGGACATAATCAACACCTTCAGTTTGGTAATCAATATGTTCAATTACATTAGATGTATATAGTTCAAGATTGTCACTAACCATATATTCACCATTTATAGTGAACGAATTTAATCTACTTTTTATTCTTGTTGTTTTGTTGAGTATATTTTCTGAGAAGTTTTGATATGCAAAGTTTACTTTTAGATCCTTATAATCGTACTTATGATTAAGTAAAATATATCTCTGTAATTCCCACGTATAGATTTTAGGATCTTGGAAACCATTTATTCTTTCACCACCATTCCATTTATCAGTTCTCTCTAAATCGTTGGATTGGGTGAAGAGAAAAGTAGTTTTATTTTTATTAGACCATTGATACTCAGTGATTAATGAATTCTGATTATAAGAACTGTGTGGTATCTCACCACCCACGGACCTTACATTATCGTTTATAATACTATTAACCGCAATACCAAACTTACCTTCTTTGTAAGAAATATAATTAGTTGTTCCATTTACACCACCATCATAAGATAGTTTTATTGATGATGAGTCGATACCTAACTCTCTATTAATTGTACCACCTATATTACCTCCATCACTAATCCTTATTCTCTTAGTAAAATTCATAGGTACCCACCCAAAGTATTGATTAGGACCTGTTCTGAATAATGCACTATTAAACCTTATATCGTTTATGACTTGATCAACTTGGTTACCTGTGAATCCACCTAAGAAAGGACTTAGTTGACCCGGACTTGTCTGTTGTAATTGTATTGACCTTTCATATATCTTAGGTTCGATATATACTTGTCTAACTTGGTAGTTAGTTCCTGCAACCACGACAACCTCATCTAAAGTCTTTACTTTTAGTGTATCTACTTTGGTTTGGGAGTATCCTACATTACAAAATAGTAGTGCGATTACTATGTAAAAAATAAACTTTCTCATAGATTTTAATTTAGATAAAATATAAATAAAAGTCAACTATTTTTCTATAAGAAATATACCAATTCCGTTCCAAAAATCTTCCATATCTTCACCCTTTGTAAAGATTTCTTTTTGGTGTGATACGAACAATTTTTCCTCATCTATGATTCTATAGAGAGCACCACTATCCCAATTCCAATCATCCATTATTAGTATTGTCTTGTCTGAAAATTGAGGGATTATTTTTTTAAGTGTAACATACTGATCATGGAATTTGGTGTCTCCATCATAAAAAATAATATCTAATTTAGGTAGTTGGGAATAATCAAAGGTTGTATAATCTGTTTTATATATATCTAACCTATCAGGGTCTCCGAACCGCTTAACATTGTCTAAGAAGTTTTCCTGTGGTGTTACATCTAACCCTTGTTTTAGATAAGATGCCAATTTTTGACTTACACCCATCGGCATTAGGTTTGGTGATGCAAAATTGTCAATCCCAATACCATGTAGATTATCATTATTATAAATGGCAGAACAGAAGGTTGCACCTCTGAAAACCCCAATCTCTAAGTACGTCCCACCTATTGAACATATGTTGTTGAGTAATGACCTTACTTTGTTACTTGTAATTCCGTGAATGTTTAATACGTCTTGGTTAAGTTTGGATACTTCTCTTTCACCCCACCTAATTGAGTTGTCTATGTGTTTAATTAGGTCCATTAAGTTTTCTTTTTTTGTGTTCCGATACTATATCACAATAGTTACAATCCCAACATTGAAATTTACATTTCTTAATTTTCTTTCTCCACCCTCTTAACTCTTCGTATGGTACACCATCTAAATATGTTTTAGAGGATGAAGACAACACCTCTTTACCTTTGGAATATGACTCAATAATTTCCATAGTTTCATTAAGTCTATCAAAACTATCTCTACCGTGCATTTTAAAAACGTCAATATGGTTTAGGTATTCGTTAAACTCCTCTTTGAATGGAGGAATTGTTGCAGTTTTAAAAAAGAACGCATCTACCTCGTCTTCCCATTTGTGTTCACATGTAACTTTAGATATTTCATGATGAAAGTATGGTAATTCGTTTGGTTTTCTAAGGTTATTATATGAATAGTGTTCATCCATAACAGGACACCTACCCAAACAACCTTCATTAGTAAGTAACGCTATTTCAATATACCTACCGTGTTTTTGTTGAAACATTAGTTGTGCTCTTCTAATGTTTTTTAATTCTTCCATATCCCTCATCAATATTCTGTCTACATTAATGTAATCAAAACCTTGTTCGGCGGAATACCAAAAATCTTGTGCGGTGTTAACCTTTCTGAGTATGGTGTTTTTAATATGCATCTCAGGAAAATGGTCCTTTAGTCCCATGGCCACCCAATGACCATGAGGAATTGTCATAGACCTTAACCCTTTCTCATAGAGTGGTTTTAAATTATCAATAAAGAGTTTATAATTTTCATACTTTGGTGATACGTTGAAATTATTAAAGGTTGCACTTACTTTTATACCTAACGATTCTTGTATCATCATTGCATTTTCAAAAACAGAGTTTCTATCATTATCTTCTATGATTGATCCCATCGCATCTTGAGTAAATGGTGGTATCCTACACGTGAAATATATATCATAAATCCAATCCTTGTGTTCCTTTAAAAAAGGATAGAACACATGTGTGAATGCTTGTTCACTTAACATCGGGTTTAACGGTATTGAAAAAATCTTACTCATTCTCTAAACATCCTCCACATATCCCATTACATTCTGTCTTGTAAAAAACACAATCTAAACAGTCTTGTGGTATTTTATAATTTTTATGATTCTCCCTATAAAGATCATCGAACTCATCTCTTAGAGTTAATATATTATTTTCTCCTGAAATTTTCAATACATTATCTATCTTAACTTTGTCTTGTAAAGGATAACAATGAATAGACGAACCATCAGGAAAGATGTCTAACGGCATAAACCCACATATCTTATCATACCCTTTTACTTTAAAGGTCGCAAAATCAAATGAGTTTTGTATAATTGATTCTTTTGTTTTACCCTCCCATAAACATGGAGGTACTTGACAATCAGATGTAACCCTTATATTGTTGTACATCCCAAATTTAAGTATTTTGGTAACCTCCTCACCCATCTCTTTATTATTAATCAGATAGGTACCTGTCAGATCTAAACCTAACCTTATTGCATTTAGTTTACCATCCAATGCATGATACAACCACTTTATGTAATCGTACATTTTTCTTTCCTTCCAATCCGACGATAATGTTAGTGCGATGAACAATCTTGAGTTTTCTTCAAAACCCCACGTATTGGCGTACGCTGTATATAGTGATAGGTAATTCTTTTTGAATAGATTTAATCTATTCTTTTCATCTAATTCCGCACCATTAGGTAGAACCCACTTAATGTGTCTTATGTTGGTGACTATGTAATCTAATGTTCTTTTACCAAATAGTAAGTTACTTACTAAATTAACTTTATAACCCCTTGAGATTATATAGTCCATTAGTCCTATAAAGTTTGAATGTTGTGTTGGTTCACCACCTAAAATAGTGACCTCTTCTCTAGATCCTTTAACATCAAAGTGGTCAAGTAACTCACCCACCTTTTCTATCGACATCTCACCAAGAGTATGTTTTAGTCTTGCATCTTCTTTTGTAAAACAGAACGAACAACCTTTAGCACATGTACCATTTATTGCTAAATTCATTTAGTTATTTTTAGAAATCTATCTTCAGTGTCAGTGGGGTTGTCTCAATTTCCTCATCAATCTTTTGTTGTCTACTCATACCTACACCAAATTTCTCATGTCTTACCCTGTGACAATCCGCAATGGTGTTACAATTTTTAACTTTTGTTTCTAAAAGTTGTTGTTCAAGAAGTAGTGTCGCTAATTTTGTGTTATATGTTGTAACATTGGATATAATCTTATCCACTAATACTTGTTTCTCGATACCCCTACCACTTGAAAGTATGTCTATTACAGGTGTTGGGTAGTTACTATTCTCTTCATATGCAAATGCCTCTCTTTTTTGTTCTTCCCACGTATCTTTCTCTAAATCAGATACGTCAACCATAAGATCTTTATATCTTGTAAAGAATCTATCCGCAATAACCTTTAGAAGAACCGCTTTGTTAAAATCAACACCTAATTGTTTGTCCTCATCTGTAAGTGTGTATTTAACTTTTTCTTCCTCGGTTTCTGAAGACTCCGCTAAAACAGGTACCTCATCCATTAGTGAAGAGTTTGTTCTAATACTCACATAACTTTTATAAATGTCGGCAAAAATAAAACCCTTTCCCACATCTTCAGTTATAACAGAGGCATTAAACTTATCCAAATCTAATCTCATATCGTCGTATATGTCTTCAATACGTCCGTAGTAATAATTCATGTAGGATCCAATAACTTTAATGTATCCAGGGATTTCACCAGTTATTTTAAAAATAATATGTCTCATTATAAAAGTTTTTCAGTATCAGGTTTATCTGCCTTACCCAACTTAAGTTGATTCCTCAATGATTCTTCAATGGAGAAACTATTTGTTGTTGCGTTAGACATTAGTTGATTAATGTTCTTATCTATAAATACTGTGTAAGAGGAAGCAAGTGATAAAACTTGTTTCTGTTGTTCGGCCGACATCATTAAAATAGAATCTAAGTTACCTGTACCTACTCTACCATACGATATCATATCTAACATGGCTTGTTTTGCCATCCTAACCGTCCAATACTCGTGTTCAAATTTATCTTCTAATTCTTTATTACCTATAACATCTATTAAATTAGATCCGTCAGGTAGTTTGGCGTCATCAGTGTCTAAGAAATCTTTTATTAGGTCAATAAACCCTTGTCTCTCAATATAAGCGTCCTTCAAGTTTCTTTTAAACTTTCTAAGGTCAATCTTCATATCCGCAATATTAAGGTCAACTAATTGTTTTCTTTTGGGGTCGGTAAGAAATTCTTTACTCTCCTCTTGTATTTGTATTTCTAAGTCTTGTTTTTGTACAGTATACTCTAAATGTTCGACCGCATCTTCACGACCTCTGAGTTCGAGTAACCACTGTTTCAATTTTGCGTATGGAGTAATTTGTGCTCCCCCAACAAAAGTCTCTGCCTTATATCTCGGTAGTGCGAATGATACCTGTTCCGCTATTTCTATGAGTTTAGAGTTAACACCATCTCTTTCGTATTTAAAGTCTTGCATATAATAAAATTTTACTATAATATAAGTATAAAAAAGAATTAAATAAAGTGTAAAATGGTATTATTCTCTCCAAGCACAGTGACCTGAAGACGTACCTGCGTTCACTGCTGGTGGAAGACCTGCCGGATTTAAAACACCTGTGTCTGTTTGATAATACATCTTCCAACTATCGTTATTTTGAAGACTACTACCGTAACAACCTAACATGTATTGCCAATCCTGTCCCATTGCGAAATTCTCTTCACCACAATTAGGTCTTAACTTAGAAACATTACCAATATTAGTATCTGTAGATGTATCCCATCTTCTCAAATTGTAACCACCTTGGTAAGATCCCTCATTACCGGCATAACCCTTACCAACTTTAGACGCAATACCTTTTTGTTGTCCGTGTGCTGACCATGAACTTGACGCACTTGATATGGTCTCCGTAGAGAATTCCATTTTTATACTACTTGTACTCCATCCATAACCATGAGTTTCATTACAGAACGAACTCGCTCCACCACTACTACTTATCGAGGTTACACCATAGTTTGTTATTGTCGTTTCATTACTTAAATTAAATTTATCCACCTCAGTTCTGTTACCCGCGAAAATCCAAGCGAACTCATGTTCTTTCCACATGGTTCCACAATCGGACCTACTATATTGTAAGTCGTGGTTAGATTGGTGTGCGTAGTTAGTGTCCGTCATCATATTAACCGCTGAAGTTGTGTTACTATGTAGAGTTGTCGGTCCTTTGTGTCCATTATCAGTGTTCACGGACCACATATAAAATATAGATTTACTACATGCTCCTGAGGTATAGTTTGCAGGGTAGTCTAATAACTCACCTATGTGTGTTGTCTGATCAGTTGCATTAGTCGCTTTGTGTACATTCTTCCAAGGTGAACTTGATTTGTAACCACCAGCCATATACGAATAGTTTATTATTTGTCTGTACTTAAAGTTAGTCCCTTCATTCTGTTGTGCCGATATTCGTTCCCAACCATTTTCTATATTTGAAACACCAGTATAAACCATAAGATAACTTGTGTGTTCGGATGATTCTTCCAAGAATAAAGAACCCGATAATGGGTTCGATGGTCTCTGTGACTTAACACCTTTCGGTGGTCTTGCAGTGACTCTGTCCACTTTAAGTGAACCACTAACGGACATATTTTCGTATATCATATTCTTTCTATTTTATTCTCTCCAACCACAATGTCCAGAAGAAGTCCCTGGGTTTACCGCGGGATTTAAACCTGTAACACTTGTAGTTCCTGTGTCTGTTGAATACGTGAATTTCCACGCATTATTATTTTGTAAACCATTATAATTACCTAACATATACTGCCAATCCTGACCCATAGTAAAGTTTTCTTCACCACAATTTCCGTCAGGTTTAGGGACGTTACCAATATTCGTGTCTGTTTGATTACTCCATCTTCTTAAATTGTAACCTCCATTATATGAACCTTCATTACCGGCATAACCCTTTCCAACCTTAGAACTAATTCCTTTTTGTTGTGAGTGATTACCCCAACGATCCGAGGTTGTAAATGTTTCGGTTGCAAAATTTAATTTTACACCAGCGCCCGATGTCCAACCATAACCATGGAGTTCATCTGAAAATGCGGAAGCACCATCACTACCGTTTATTGTTGTTAATGTATATGCGGTATGTAAAGATTCTGTAGTTAAATTAAATAATTCCACGGTTGTTGAACCACCACTAAAAAGGTATGCCATTTCAGTTTCTTTAAACATAGTACCTAAATCACTTCTTGATATGGTAGTATCCATTGCCGCGGTATGTGCATAGTTGGTATCGGTCATCATATTTACTGCTGACGTGGTTGTACCATGTACATTACCCGCACTTTTCCAAGCACCATCATCATTAACAGACCAAACATAGAAAATTGTTCTACTACATGCCCCTGAGGTATACGATGCGGGATAATCCAATAACTCACCTAAGTGAGATGTTTGGTCGGTTGCGTTTACTGTTTTGTGTACATTCTTCCAAGGTGAACTTGATTTGTAACCACCCGCTAAATATGAATAGTTTATTATCTGATTGTACTTGAAACTAGTTTTACCAAAATTACTTTGATTTGCAATTCTTTCCCATCCACCGTCGTTTCCATTACCCGTATAAACCATTAAGAAACTATTATCAAAACTACCTGAGGTTGTCATTTCTAAATATAGAGACCCATTTTCTGGTGAAGATGGTCTACTCGCCTTCAAACCTGAAGGAGGTCTTGTAGGTCCTTGTCCTCTTAATGATCCACTAATTTCTAAATTTTCAAATATCATATCTATAAATAGTTAATTTCTCCAACCACAATGTCCTGATGATGCACCTGCGTTAACACCTGGTGCTAACCCTGCAGGATTTACCGTACCTGTATCTGTTGTATATGAGAATTTCCAACTCGCATTTGATTGACCCGTACCATCGTATGTTGCTAACATGTATTGATGGTCTTGTCCCATTGTAAAATTCTCTTCCCCACAATTTGCGTGTGGTTTAGGAACATTACCAATATTAGTTTCGGTAAAAACATCCCACCTTCTTAAATTGTAACCTCCATTATATGTACCTTCATTTCCACAATAACCTTTACCAACTTTAGAACTAATTCCTTTTTGTTGTCCACTAGATGCCCATGAAGATGCTCTTGT